ACCCAGAGTCGGACTCCACCGGCTGCTCCACCACGTTCTGTCCCGCGGTGGGGGTGCTCAGGGTTACGGTCGACGTTGAACCAGTGATGACACCCCCATTGGCATCAGCAACCGTTAAGGTTTCACCGTTCACCACAAACTCCGAGGACTGTTGGTATCCCGCATCTTTGAAGATTACCTCCACCTGTGCGGGGGTCCCGTAGAACCTGATGGTTGCCAGGTCGGAATCAGGGGCGCTCTGAGACAGATTAAACCCGAGACCGGTACTGAACGACCCCGTCTGCGGCTCGGTCGTCTGATCGCGCTGATCGAACACGCTCATCAGCCACGTGCTGGCGTCGTAGGTTGCAACCCCATCGGTGACGTCATTTGCCACCCCAATCATATTCTGGTTGTGGAGAGTGTCGGTGTCATGAACCACCAGATCCTTCACGTGGGTCACCTTCAGACCGTCGTTCAGTGTGATGACAATATCCCTAATGAAGAGGCTCTGGTTCCAGGTGGCACCAGCGGGGCGGCGGATGACTATGGTGGATATCACGGGTACGGAAACGGGGACAGTAGCGTACCTGCCTTTCATGAGAATCCCACCGTTCCCAGAGTCAGATACCAGGGTGTACTGGGTTGTACCCAGGGAGAGGTTCGGGTCGGCGCCAGACACCACGAATCGCGGTGTCCCCCAGGCGTGCAGGCTTTCCAGGAACGTCTGGCAGTCCGTGGATCCGTCAGAGGGGAGGGTAAACTTTGTGGTACCCTCCCACACGTGGAAGCGGAAGTTTGTGTTCAGGTTGTATGTGTGTCCCGGGGCGGAGCCACTGGGAAAGTTCCCACCACCTGACGTCCCGCCTCCGCCGTTCTGCTGGGAAGATGTATACAGGAAGATGAACTTGTCGCCGACATCCAGGCGGGGGATGGGGTTGTGAGTGCACATGAAGTCCACATCATACGCTGCTTCCTTTGCGGGAGTGCTAGACGCATTTACCAATCCAGTGAGATTACCATTCGTGCCAATGTCTGTGAAAAATGGCAACCACCTGGGTGCGTACGACCCACCGTTCTGCCCCTGATACTCCTCGAACGTGTTGGCAATGTTGAACCTGTGGAGATCCGTCCCCCTGAGCTTGTTCGTGGGGTCATCCAGGTCTGCCTGGGTGCGACACTCGGTCACCGTGGTGTCACCCGAGAATACTCCCAGTGCACCCAGTTGCACCTTGGGGTACAGTCTCGTCACACCGTCATCAAATGTGAAAGATGAGTGGGGGTAATCAAAATCAGTTCCGTAAATCACATAGTGGTAGGCGGGAACCAGGGACTGCACAACAAACGAGACGTCCGTAGCCACCTCCGCACCGTTGACGTGGAGGGTCAGCGTCTTGTTGTCTGGGTCAATCTGGAGGATGATGTGATACCACCCAGTCGGCTCTGTAATCATTGCACCCACCGGTGGGTACGATGGGACGTTGGTGGTCAGGAACTTCGCCAGGGACTTTGTGCTTTCGCCGGGAACGTCGTTGATGTTGAAGAGGGCGATGTCAAAGTACGGGTCTCCGTTGCCGTCTGTGACTGGGGTGACGTGAATTGACGTTGAGTTGACGTTTGTGTTTGTCAGGTTGTCATACACTCCGTTGTTGATGATGGAAATGGGGTAATCCCCGTACACACCATCGGGGTTTGGGAACTGTCCCGTCTTGGAACGCCACGTGGTTTCATACGTCTTGATGACGTCCGAGGTCTGCACACCGTATCCGGTGATACCTGAAGGGATCTCGTGCACTGACACTTCGACTTCGCTCTGGGAACTACCTGCCAATTTCAGGGGGACGTTGGGGACCAGAGTGCTCGGGGGGACATTCTCGGTGCCTGGGACGTCTCCTGAACTCTGGAGACTCAAGACAGCGCTCTGGATGGCGACATTTGCAGCAAAATCTGGGACGACGTCCGTGACGCTCGAGGTTCCGATGTTCAGCGCTTGAAGTTGCTGTTCCGTGAGACTGGCTGCCGTCACAACCTTCGAGAGTTCCCTGAGTTTCACGACCACCTCAACATCATGCTTATCCAGAGCGCATAGGGGGATTGCCATGCTCGGATTGCGGAAGAAGTAAAAGGGGAGTGCTACCAGGAACTGGCGGGGGTAGGTGCCGTACTCGCCCACCACGGTCCCTGATGCGGGTCCCAGACCTGTCAGAGTCCCCGTCTTTCCCACGGTGTGCTTCAGAGCCTCTTGGTGAGAGTCGCTGGTGTATAGTTCGTTATAGATCTCCATCGTCTCGGATGTAATCCTCTCCACGGTCTGCCCACCAATCAGGAGATCTGCGTATTCGATGATGGCGTGCCCAATGCCATCTGTATACCCCACGGAGTCTGACGAGTCTGCGCCCGCCAGGATAGGAAGGTTGAGTTTGATGTATATGGTCTTTATGAGATCTCCCTTGCGAGGGATGATACATCTGAGAGTTCCACCGAAGTTCATCTCGCCCTCGAAGGAGTTCATGATGGTGTCAGTGGAGAAGCGGGTGTGCCGCCGATACTGCTTGTGAAAGTAGGTGAATGTGGGGAGGTCAGTGATATACTGATCCTGCACGCCAGTGCTAACGAGCTCCACACGGCCACTCGCCATTCTGTTATACCTGCGGATTATTTTCAGGCAAAAAACTCATTGAGGATAGCAGAGAGCGTTATGAACATACAGCTCAAGAAGTTCGACCCTCGCACCATGGCGGATGACAAGGTGTGTGTATTCATCGGCAAGCGTGGGACCGGTAAGTCCACGCTGATTACAGATGTTCTGTACTACAAGAAACACCTCCCAGCAGGCATCGTAATGTCTGCGACGGAGGATGGCAATCACCACTACAAATCATTTGTCCCTGACCTGTGTATATACGGAGACTATGACAGAGATGCGATAGAGAGGGTTCTGGACCGCCAGAAATCCATCGCCATCAAGAATAAGACACCACCTGGGGCATTCCTATTACTGGACGACTGTATGTACGACCGCAAGTTCATGAAGGATGTGTGCATCCGCCAGTGCTTTATGAACGGTCGACACTGGAAGATCTTCTTCATGCTGTCGATGCAGTATTGTATGGATCTGACCCCAGATCTCAGAGCAAACGTCGATTACGTTTTCATCCTTCGCGAGAATATCGTGCAGAACAGAGAAAAGCTCTACAAGGCATTCTTTGGTATCTTTCCACACTTCCAGATGTTCCAGAAGGTCATGGATGCGTGCACGGAGAATTATGAATGTCTGGTTCTAGACAACACCAAACACTCCAACAAGATCGAAGACTGTGTGTTCTGGTACAGGGCTGCAATCCGCAAGAATTTCAAGTGCTGTTCGCCCCAATTGTGGAGCATGCACAAACAGAGGTATGACCCCAATCACGCCCAGAAGGGTCCAGCCAAGCCTTCGACGACCGCTGCGAAAGTCACGAAACTTTCCTAGGCGCCATCTTCTTGTACTCCTCTTGGTTCCCACATATCTTGTCCCCGCAGTGATCACGGTTTGCGTTGAACACGACAATTTCCTCACTCGAACACTTGTGCTTCAGGGACCACCTCCCCAGCATTGGAAAGGTGGGAGGTGTCTTGAACATACGACAGATGAACTGCCTAATAATTTGCCCGCCACGGAGACGAAGCACGAGATGAAGCGTACTTTCTTTTTGAATATTATAGTCCGCCAACACCCGTCCATCCTCTAATTGCTTCCCTGCGAAGATGAGGCGCTGCTGATCAGGTGGGATGCCCTCCTTGTCCTGAATCTTTGCCTTCACATTGTCGATAGTGTCAGATGACTCCACCTCCAATGTGATGGTCTTACCAGTGAGCGTTTTTACGAAGATCTGCATTATTCTCTACACACGTATGCGCTGAAAACTTTAAAAAAGATTGATTCGATATATCAGACCACATGGCAGGTGCAGGTCAGCCGATAACGATGAATCTTCAGGACTCAGGAGAGGGCATGGTTCCGTTCGGGCAGGCGGAACCCCCGCCACCCACGATGTCCCAGAGCAGCCGACCGGTGCGTGAACAGCCGACCGCAGCGTTTGGACCGCCACCAAAAAATCCTACAGATAGTATAACAGATAACAGAGAAATGATGGATTCAACGCCAATCGATGAGGTTCTTTCGCACGAGGAGATGCAGGGTCCGCCGCCGCAGATGATGCCGTCCCAGATGCCCCCCAATCAGGGTGCTGCGATGATGATGCAGCCCCAGGGTCCACCACCCGCCACCCAGCCCGCCAAGGCTGATTCCCAGAACCCCATGAACCTCACGGATGAGCAGATGCAGGCTCTTATGGTGGCGTTCGCCGCCTCTGTGGCGTTCAGCGAACCCGTCCAGGGGAAGCTTGGGACGACTATTCCCAACTTTCTCGTGGATGGGGAGCGTGGCACCACCGGTCTTGTTATGTCCGGTCTGGTCGCTGCCCTCGTATTCTATTTCGCTCAGCGGTTCATGGCTCGTGCCTAGGCTCCCGCGGATCCTGGGAAATTACCGGGTGGCGCCGAAGACACGTTGCCCGCAGACTTTACAACCACACTACTGTTGAACTTGCTGGTGCTGAATGCGAACATAGAAACAGCCAGTGTCATTGCGTAGACAGTCGTGATGCCACCCCACGCCATGATGGCCTCAGCAGACTTCGCCTGTGATGGGTTCTTGAAAGCTATCTTGTACTTTTCGGACATTTCCCGAAGTAGAAGATGGATCGCCAACGTTGCGACGCATGAAACCAGTATAACCTTTGTGCTAATACGCGCCTCTGACATCATAGAAGCTTGCTTGATAATCGCGGGGATGATACCAAACAGTAGTAACGCCTTCCACTCCTGAGCAAGCCCCTTGTCACCGCTCGGGTTGACCATGGCGAGGGCGATGACACCTGTGGTGCCAGCGTAAAGACCGACGGATGCTAGATTGTCCATTTATAGTATCAACAGATATTTTTTAGTCGACGATAGTTCGCTTACAGAAACCCTGTTCTACTGGAATAATCTCATAGAGACCGATGGATTCCGCCACCTTTCGCAAATCCCTGAAGTTTTCCCAGAACTGGGGTGAATGTTCATACTCTTCGACGGTGCAGTGAGCCAGTTCATGGAGGAGGACGTGAAAAATCTGATTCACAGTTCCGTCAATGCACACCCCGATCTCATACCCCTTGTTGGTGTTCCACCCGATGCCACTCCCCAAATCCCTGTGGACACCCACCAGCACGCACTCAGTGTGAAGAGGCTTCCACCTGGGGTCATCCATCTTTATCAAATGCTCCCTCAGCGCCTTATACTTGAATTTAACTTCCGTAAACCTACTTGGTTCCGCCGTCATAGCAATGCACCCCGCCGCAGCACAGCAAACTAATGCAAACTCCATTAATATAACCGAAATAAAAATTTCGAATACAATTGCTGAAGCGGGGTTCCATCAAATTGCTCCCACATCTCCAGCATTACACCCTTTTGCTCCAAGGTGGACACCAGCATGTCTTTGTATGCCAACGGCTCTGGACGGGGGCCGTTGATGTAGAAGGGCGTTTCCACCAACTGAACCTCCACCTGCTCTCCGAAATCACCGAACCCCGTGCGCCCACAAGCACGAAACGTGTTTCCGAGGGGGTCGTGGAACGGCAGAGCGTCAAGGATGTGTTGAGCGTTCGGCATACACCCCATCAACACTGCACCAGGCTTCATTCGCTGGCGGATGGCTTTGATACTCTGGATGAATGTATCCCTATCTGAGAATATGTAATGAAGGGAGAAGTTGAAGCACACCACGTCATACTGCTTTTTTGGGCACGCGCGAACATCCCCTTCAATGAACCTCACTCTATATTTCAGACCATCCGCCCTTCGGCGGGCTTCATCCAGACTATCAAGATCCGGGTCGCACATGTCGACCCTCGCCCCCGCAGCCTTCCACTTGAGGAGATCTCCGCCACAGCCACACCCGACATCAAGCACCTGCAAACCCCTGCGGTCTCTGCAGACTTGCTCTATCAGAGAGCGCTTAACAAGGTTGTTAGCCTTACGAATCTCTTCCATTTTGATATATAAAGCGGTACAACTTTATATATCAAACCACTCAATGTCTCTTGAGCAGGATTACACTACCGTGCCCGGACAGCTCTTCGCGTGCCTCTCTGTCGTTGGACCCGAGGCCCCACAGAAGTGCGACAAGTTCGGCATCAAGATCCGCGGATGCTTTACCACTCGTGATGAGGCTGCTAATCACGCAAAGCGCCTTCAGAAGGATGACAGCACCTTTGACATTTACGTTGTGGATATGTATAAGTGGCTCCTGATTCCCCCGGATCCCACGAAGATCGAGGATTCCCACTACACCAACGACAAGCTCCAGGAGATTATGGAGGGCTATCGTGAGAATCAGAAGCAGGCGGCTCGGATGTTTGAGGATCGCAAGCGTGATATGATTGAGAGCCCAGACCAGGAGTATATCAAGCCGGGGGATGAGAACTCCAAGTTCTACTCGAAGCCAGATGAGGCGCCGGTGAGCCATCCAGCTGATGTGTTGGAGCGTCTGAAGAAGGAGAAGCCGGATGCCCCCATTGAGGAGTTGGTTAAGGAGGCGGATGCCATTGTTCAGGGGGAGATCGAGGTTCGTCAGAAGCAGCGAGAGGAGGAATTGGCTAAGGAAAATGTTGAGGAAAAGTAGATGGAAAACATACTTTGCAAATTCAATACCATTTTGAATATGGTGAACCTCTTAGTAGCCTTGGGGTTGATATTTTATTTCGTGAACATGCGGGATCTCGTAGAAGAAACCACACGTCCTCAGGTTGATGCGTCCTCTGTTATGAGGGACGTGAGTGAATTGCCATCCAACAGGATACGGGCTACGTACCTGTTGGAGAGTGATGTGAAGAAGGGGTATGAGACGGAGGTGTTGGGCCAAAACTCTTCGGATATGGCAAAGTTCGATGGCGAATATGACATCCTCGACTTGAATGTGGCTACGAATATTTTAGATAGGAAGATGGCTCTCCGAGATTTGGAAAGGGAGGTGGAAGAAGATGGGTATAATATCAATGCGAACCTCCTCGAAGAATAACAGGTTGTATCATCCCTCGTCCTATAAAGAAACCAACAACAAATGCTATAGTCAACAACACCCAGGTTGTCCTGTCCATGTTGCTGAATATATCTCCTGGCTTTGCCGGGTGCTCTGGGATGTGCGGTTGTTGCATATGCGGAGGTGGTGCGTAATACATGTAATCTTGAGGTGGTGGGTGGCTGGGAGGTAGCATGGTGCGATCATCTTCCTCTGGTGAGTAGTGCTCCTGCTGCTGCGGGGGCGCGTCTGCATAGGGGTCAGGACGGAGACCGTTGAAGTTGATCTCGGCACCCTGAACTGGATCGGCTGATGAAAGGTCAGTTTCCATTATTCTCTTCATTTACTTTAATGTCCTGTAGACAACGCAGCCTGAATCGCCTGATGGCGCACAGGGTTCTATGGCACACACGGCTACCTGATGATCTGTTGTGGCGAGAGTTTGGTATAGGAACGACCAGGTCTCGCCACAGCAGGAGTTATTTCACGTTCACGGATTCTGGGGTAATGATAGAGAGGTGTATAGCGTGCGGAGAAAGTTCCATCTATTCATCATCTTCTGAATCATATTCACTATCCCACTCGTCCTCATCTGACCCCACCTCCACCTCCACCTCTTCATCCCCATCCTCATCCCCCACGACAAATCCAGCTAGGTTACCATCATCATCAGCGTCCTCCTCGTCACTATCGCTCTCCTCGTCATCTGAATATACACACTCATCCAGATCATCATCCACTTCGTCATCCCCTGGAACGGTTTCAGAGACATCGTCGTCGATCGGAATCTCGACAGGCTCGTAGCGCTGTGGCGCTTTTGACACACGACCTGAACGTGTTCGTGCAGTCATTTATTAATTATTCATTGAGTCCTTTAAGTATAAAGACTTGAAAGGCACCCCCATCTCGGATGACTTCTGAATGAGGATAGTCTCACCTTGAATTGCGAGTTCCCCTACGATGCCCTCCATTTTCTCAAGCACCCCGCCGTCCGTACACATATAAACGATGTCCGTGGCGTGCGCCATGGCGTCGTATAGATGGGACGCTGCGATGGTGGGTGAGGTTTCCGCACTCCGTTCGAACATCGTTACACTCGAGAGGAAGTGTCCATACGCTTCGGGGTTCAGTCCAGAAAACTCGTGAACCATTATTTTGATACCAGTCAGTTTAATACCTTGGCGCGTGGAAACTGTTGGTATATATAGGAGCCAGATTAGCAGACACAGGCTTGCCAGAATTGATAACAGCATTGGGCAGTATCGCCTTCTTGATATTGTCAAATGTTTTATTGTCAGGGAACATCTTCCTTACAATACTCGGGGGTAATTGGAGCTTCCTACCCGTGAAGTCCTTGCAGAATCCATTATACCGCCCCTTTGTTGTGTCGCACCTACAAAAACACTTCTGACATATGATTCCCTTGCTATCTACGAGAAACCACACGTGATTGGACCCGTGATCCCTGCGGACATTCTCGCAATATTGGGAATGTGTGCTCACCAGAAACCCCGTCTTGCTCTTGAACAGTTTCGTGAGACGGGTATTCTGCTGCCCCTGCATATTCTTTCGCACAAACGTCTCCAGAAGTGCCGTCAACTCAATGTCGTTCACTTCATTCTTCGTCTGTGCGGAGGTGAACCCACCCTCCATCTTGCGCTTTAGGTCTGGACCTGGCTGTATATCCATGGCTTCCGAGTCTGGCGGAAGGCGCACCGTCGCCATCTGCAGGTGTTCTAACGATGGTTCCTGTCCAACACTCACCCACTTTCCACGAGCCTTGAAGGGTCCCGCACCCTCACCCGCCTCGTAGATTGCTATGGGAAGATACGGATCTTCAACCTTCCCCTTGGACATTTTGTGCGACCATGGGAGACGAAACCCACTTCCACGATACACAGACTCGTCTATGACCTTCTCCCACTGGACAGCCATATACGTCTTTCTCAAAAGGGAAACCACGTGCGCTCGAATGCTCAAAGCCCCCGTCTGATCCACACGCAACCCAGGCCAGTTCAAGTGCATACCAGTCTTGATTTTATCATCCACCATCTTGGGGTTTGCGACACATATGATACACCTCTGCCCTCCCAGAGTGTTCACCTTGTCGCATATGGTCTTGCAGATGACTTCAATCTGATGCATATCCAGTTGCTCATCATCTTTGTAGTCGAGATCCATGAAGAAGTTGTATACTGGTGTCTTCTGCTCCACCACAAACACCTTCTCACCCTGACTCACGGCATTGATGTATGTATCGTTGAATTCTTCGAATCTTTCATACGGGATTGACAGGACGCCACCGTCCATAAGCACGTGTGAAAGTTGTTTTCGATTGTTGAATGCATTCTGTTTACTCCACTGCTTGATCATCTCTATTATTATACTATATTCCCTACTTTTTATACATCGCCGAGAAACGATTTACCAGCACTCCGCAATCCTCCTCGTCGCCCACTTCTCCATACTGGGAAGAATTCGCCTTCATCCTCCTTTCCTTCATCCAATTGACAAGGTCCTTTGCCTTCATTCCCATGAGGACGTCCACAGTCTCTTGGGGGGCATTCTCCTCCCTTGCCATTTGAACCGCCTGATCTTTCAATTCTGCAGTCACCACCGACTGGGGCATTGTGTATATAACTCCTCTTGATATTAAAGATGGAACGAGAATCGTGCAGTTTGCGGCAGAATTCGGGGTTGTTGAGGACGTTGTATTTGATGAGATCCCACTGCTTCTTCTGACTGAAGTCCTCGAGGGTGGACCACAACATCATGTCATTCTCATCATATGTGCGCTTGATTGGCATGTGTCTCAACTTCATGGCGTCCATCTTCGCCCTCTCTGTGTTGAACTTGTGAATGGTGTCATCTCTCTCGTGCTGGGTCATGTCGACAAATAGTATGAATACGTGATATACAGACACTACCTGTATGCCTTTCAGTTTATCATCCCTTAGTTCCTCATCTGTCCGGTTTAGAGCCCTGAAGGTGTATGAGGTGTATTCTCCTTCTTTCAAAGAGATTACACCTCTTGTTTCTTCCTCCAACTCCCTAAGGGCGCATCGAAGGGGGTTATTCACCTCCCTCTTCCTGCAACCCCCTGCCACGAAGATCCAGTCTTTGAATCTTCGGTCCCGGACTGTGAGGAACCTGGGATGACCTCCTGAAATGCACACAGGGATGGCTATGGCTTTATGCCGTTCCTCGTGCATGAGGTCATTCATGGTCCTCTTGATAACTACACGGAAATTTATTCCTCCTCTTCAGCCACGGGAGCCTCGTCAGACACGGGAGGGGGTGCCATCGGTGGTGGTGGTGGTGCAGGGGCGTGAACCTTGTTGGCCAACTCAATGCTGAACGTTTTACAACGATCAATGTCACCTTTTTGCTTCTTGAGCTCCACGAACAAGTAGTAGCCAGCGGCTGCCACGAGGAGCGCAACAACAATTGAAACGGTGTCTCGGTTAATCGAGATCATTTGTATATACCTGAAGTTTTTTAACGATTATATATCGCACCACCCTTAGCCTGTGGGGTTTCACGGGGGCATCCCATCCCCGGTTCGGCGAACTGAACAGACTGGTAATGAGAAGCGCCACACTGACGCCCGATGGGAGCCTCGTCGCAACACGGCTTCTTGGCGCCTCCCGGGGTCGCGCCTATATACTGTTCCAACCCACCCGACTTGGGATCATACATGCACACAAACAAGAATGCAGCAAGCACCACGTACTGCCAGAACTTCATCTGATTTATTAATATCAGAGATTTAATTGGCATACAGAAGTCCTGCCATACCGTTGCTGATCTTGAGCATGTTGTAGTTGACTGCGTAGATCTTGCTCGTGATGTTGTCAGTCTCTGAAAGAATCCGTGCAGAGTCGAGGCGAGAGAAGTTCAGAGTGCCCGTCGGCTGGTGTTTGGCGGTGTCGAGGCAGAAGGGGTAGACGAAGGTCTTGGTGTTGTTGTTCGTCATGTTGGGGACGTGGTAAAAGCAGGTCACCTGAGTGTAGTGCGGGGATGCATACTTGTAGTCCGTCACGTCTGTACCATTGATCTGAAACTTGATGCGGTTCGTGACGGAGGCGAGACCGTTACCCGTAGTGGCAGACACCGCTGTGTTGGACGACGCCATGTACTTGACCGGGTGGTTGAACTGGAGATCCTGAACCTTGCCCAGAGACGGCTCAGCCCTCTGGACCTGCGTGATGAGAAGGTTGTGTTCCTTCTGAGCCATATCCTGCCTCTCCTGGTTGTCCAGATAGACAAAGTTACCGAAACACTCAAAACGATCCGAAGCGGACACGGTGCCCCACGTGATCCGCAGCTCCACATCGTGATACTGGAGCGCCACCAGGGGGAGGGCAGACTGGAAGTTTTCGCAGAACCAGAAACGGAGCGGGAACCACGCAGAGGCGTTGTTGAACCCAGCGTACATTCCACCAATGGCGCTACGACTCAGGGTCGTAGCCTGCGTGTCGATGGCGACGTTGGACATGAACTCGGCCTCCTGTGTGTCAATGACCTGTCCACCGATGAGAAGTTCCACCTTGTCCACCTTCTCGCACCACATAACAGGGGTCATCTGAGTGCCATCAGTGCATGTGAGGTAAACGTAAGAGAGCATGTCACCCTTACGCTCAAAGCGGAGCGTGGAGGTCCGACCAGTCGCAGGGTTCCCCTGGATAATCTGACGTTCCACAGTCTGGGCAAAGTTGGTGTGGCGGTGGTAGTTTGAGCGGAAGAAGGAAATCTCCGGCTCGCCTACGAGGTGCACGTCCTGAGCGCCGATGGCAACGAGTTGGGCAATACCACCCGACATCTATTTGTATTATTACTAGTGGCGAATATTTTTACGGACACGCATTAACACGACGAGTATGGAGCTTAATAGCAAATGAATTGTCCTCTAGACCGTTGAAACTTATGAGCTGACCGTATCTGTTTGTCCACCTGACAGTGAGACGATCCACTTGGGGAATGGGAACAGGGAAGTTAACCTGCATGTTGTAATCTGTCATCTGCTTGAAACGCTTGATTTGACCACTGGCAACATCCATGGGAATGATACCAAATGCCCTGTTCGAACTGCCAGGTCCCGCATCCTGAGTGAAATTTGTTCGAAGTTCATCGATGTCCAAGAAGACTCCCTCATTCGGAGCGAGGTTCACCACCTTTTCAGACTTTATGAACTCCCTGCCACGAGTCAGGAGGAAGTCGGAGTACAGCGGAAAGTCCTGAGGACCCGCAAATCCCACATTACTGGACATCAAGACAGTTTGGGTGGTGGTGTCATCAAACCCCATCATGCGGGTCATTTCCTGGGTATTGCTGTAAAGACCGAAGGGTCCATAGGCGGTGGGGCGTGTGAACAGAAACTTACCCTCGTTCTGGAGATAGGATACCGATATACCACAGACGTTAGAACTGGCATCAGCCATGTAACTGGCGAGACCCGTGGCACCGTAGAATCCCTGGGGAAGGCTGAAGGTCGAGAGATCGCCCAACACTTGCGTGGCATTATTAGAGGATACGTTACTCACGGAGAAGACCCCGGTGCCGTCGTTCAGGTTGTAGAGAGAGTTGGGCACGGACGCGTGCAATAGTTCCACCGAAGTAACCTCCCTGACTGGGGTAACCAGGGAGAGGACGTAGTTGTTTCCACTCGGGTAAAGGGAAAGATCCCGATTTTCAGAAGAAACAAAGATGGTGTGAGATTCCATTATTGATATACACTGTGAAATAATTTAAGCGAGGGGAGCGCCATACGGACCACCATCCTCGATCTTATAGTCGTGGCTGGCGCGAACCTTACCCTGCAGGTCGCAGAAGCCACCCGGGGTCAGCGCCTTGCTGTACTGCCCGTAGGGGCCAGCGCCCGCCACGCACTCCAGCTTGTGGGGCGCCGTGAACACCTCGATGGGGGCGGGACCAGCCGTCCTGATGTCGGCGAAACCTTCACGCCCGCCATGCCTGCATAGCATGAAAATCACGCCGACCACCATAAGGATGAGCACACGGTTATCGAGCTTCTTGAGAGCCTTGAGGAACATTTGTAATACACTAACAAATTATTATAAGATGACGGTGCGTTAAAGGATATCGAATATAATCATCTAAGACAATAGAATTCAATGGATATCGATATTGAACTTGACCGAGGCAACTCCAAGGGTGTCAGCCTCAGTTCCGCAGAGGCTGCCCTCCTGAATGAGGTCACGATCGACCCGACTCCGGCAATTCGCCGTAATCCTGTCAAAAAGGCGAGGAAACAGAGGAAGGTTCAGTTCGAAGAGGAGTTTGAGGATGATGATGATGATGTGGGTGCATTCATGAATCCGGTGAAGTCATCAAGGGAGGCTCCACCCCCGCCAGTAGAGCACGATTATCACGAGGGTCAGGATGGAGGTGGCGACTCTGAATCAGATGATGGGGATTTCAATCCTGGTGGTGGTGGTGGTGGGGGTATCGAACAGCCGAGTAATGGGTATAGCAGTGTGGATGACGAGAAGGCTGACCTCTTGAATAAACTAACCCGCCTGGAGAAGAAGGGGTATTCCATAAACAAGAAACTGAATGCTTACTCACCAGTCCAAGACCTTCGCACAGAGGTCAAGAGAATCATGTATTCCATCGAAGTGGAACAATCCGTGAAATTCTCCAGGCGTTCCCTAATCGCCTGTGTCACTGGTCTGGAGTTTCTCAACAAGCGATACAACCCCCTGGAGATCCAGTTGGACGGATGGTCCGAGAGCATCATGGAGAATGTGGATGACTATGACGGGGTATTTGAGGAACTGCATAACAAATACAAGGGTAAGATGGAGGTTGCCCCGGAGGTGAAACTCCTGATGATGTTGGGTGGTTCGGCTATGATGTTCCACCTGACGAACAGTATGTTCAAGGCGGCTGTTCCCAACGTGAATGATATCCTCAAGCAGAACCCAGGACTCGCTGCATCCATGGTGGACGCAGTGAAGAACAGCCGCCCTGGTGGAGCTCCCCCAGTCACGATGTCCGAGCCGGCCCCTGGGGGTCGGCGGGAAATGCAGGGTCCCGGTCTGGATCTCAGCAGTTTGATGGGTGGATTCGGGATGGGTCCCCCACCTGCCATGACGACTCGTCCTGAGCCGGTGGAGATTTCTACTAAAAGCGCCCCGCAGGAAGATGATACCCAGAGTGTCTCTGACATCGTGAGTGTCACAGAGAGTGAGATGCGCGAGGTGTCCATGGGAGGTGATGGTGGAAAGAAGCGCCGGGGTCGCCCTCCTGGAAGCAGGAATAAAAAAGAATTATCTTTGTAAGTGATATCATTGGATGTTGGCATACGCCCCATTTGAAACGATTGGAGAGTACGAGGCTCCCACCCCCGTAGCACCTACTCGTCAGGGGGTTCAGCCCCGGTTCAGGAACCGGAGGGCTGTCATGACCCCTGAGGAGACGGAATGTACATATCTCGTCATGTTTTTTATTTTTGGTATGGTGGTTTTATCAATTAAGTAGCAATGTATGTGTATGGGCCATCACCGCGAACCAGAGCTCTTGATTTCAGAACACTCGTTTTCACGTCACAACGTTTGGCGAAGAAGGTCCAGAAAGCCTCACCTTCTCCGCCATTCACACGGAACGAATTCGTCTCCCTAGTCCACGGGGTCACCCAGAGCGAGTATGTCTGCTGGGAGCATGGGGTCACTTGGATAGTCGGGACGTCATCCTGCGCCACCAGAGCCTTGACGTAGTCGGGGAGCGCCACATCCTCGTTGACCTTACACTGCCCTCGGTAATACACACCACCCTCTGGTCCCTCGAGGCACCCGTGCACCAGATGCCTCCTCCGCGGGTCCAGGGGGTGATCGATGACGAAGGTCTTGGCGACGTTGGTGTTGCGGAAGACCTCTCCTGTCGTGGGCTCGTAACTGAGCGTCTGAGCCGTGGCGGAGTCCAGGTCTCGAATGGGGTTTATGTAGCACGCGCTGGGGTCTTGCGATGTCAGGGCGGTTCCTGACGCGTTCAGTATGATGGAGTTGTCGTGCTGACTGGTGACGCCGTCGTGTCCTGCGCTATACCCTATGGCGATCGAATATGAACCCTGGGCGCTGTTGCCTGCCAGATTGCCGATGGCGATAGCCCTCTGCAGCTGATTGGACTCGCCAGCACCCCCACCGACCGCGATACAATCACAGCCCTGTGTCAGCTTACCCGCCGAATGACCGATCGCCAACGCAAAATTCTGCTGGTCGCTATTGCCCGCCTGGAATCCGATGGCGGTGGCGGCGTCACCCTGGGACGATTTACCCGCTTCGTATCCAATAGCCATCGCCTGCACACGCTGTGCGCACAAACCTGCGTTGAATCCGATAGCAGTCGCTTGGGTATACTGCCCTACTTCTCCTGCTTGGGTGCCGATGGCGATGCACTGAGCGTTCTGGTGCGACCCTCCGGCCCCAAATCCGATAGCCACTGATTGCACATCTTGGTTGTATCTCCCCGCACCACGACCAACTGCCAGACTATTATCCCCCTGTTCGGTGTGCCCAGCCAGATAGCCGATGGCTGTGGCGTTGACTCCCTGGTTGTCCCCTCCAGCCCCGAAACCCGCTGCGAAAGATGCGGAACCCTGGTTGATTTCTCCGCTTCCGAAACCAATGGCGATAGCCTCGCGAGACTGGTTACATTTGCCAGCACTGGGTCCGATGGCTGTTGCCAGTTCGCCCTGAGCTGACCACCCAGCCACGGTTCCGACTGCAGTGCTGTATGCGTTCTGGGAATAACGACCAGCTTCGTTGCCCACCGCAGTCGAGAAGCCGAACTGCCATTGGGGTTCATTGACGCCTTGGGATGTTTCGCCAGCCAGATAGCCGATAGCAACACTCTTCTTCTGCTGTTCGGAATATCCAGACAAGTAGCCGATGCCGACCGCTGCAGACCCCTGAGATAGATACCCAGCCAGCCCACCGATCGCCGTAGCGTCATTCCCCTGGTTCACGTGACCCGCAAAGGCGCCCACGGCAGCCGCACGAGACCCCTGGGTGGACTGACCCGCAGAGATACCGATGGCAACAGACTCTGGTTCTTGAGCATTCCTACCAGCCTCGGAACCAATCGCAATCGAGAGAGACCCCTGGGTAGACTCTCCCGCAAACTTGCCGATGGCAACACTGGACGACTTTTGCTCACTCACACCCGCCTGCGAACCAATGGCAACCGCCTCGTCCTCCTGGTTTGATTGAGCAGCCAGATAACCGATGGCAGTTGACTTAGCACCCTGGTTAATACCTCCAGCGTATGCCCCCAGGGCTGTCGACTGAGACCCCTGCGTGCTCAGTCCTGCGTTAATGCCGATGGCGGTGGACTCGGAACCCTGGGTCGACGCGCCAGCCAGGACGCCAATAGCCACGGAGGTGGTTCCTTGCTGTTTCTGCCCCGCCGAATATCCGATTGCCACGGATTGCGCATCTTGATTGGACTCCCCTGATAATGGACCGATGGCAACGGACTCGGAACCCTGGGTCGAAGCACCAGCTGTGAATCCGATGGCAACAGATTGCAACCCCTGAACAGACTGCCCCGCCTGATCTCCAATAGCAATAGCCGAGACGCCCTGGGTGGACTGACCCGCCTTGCCACCGATCGCAACTGAACCGCTCCCCTGGGTGATCGACCCTGTGAGATCGCCGATGGCAGTCGCTGAAACCCCCTGGCTAATGAACCCCGCTTGCCTCCCAATAGCCGTGGCGAACTGGCTCTGGTGATAGGAAGCGGCGTCGGAACCGATGGCTGTACAGTCCTGCAACTGGTTGGTGGACGCGGCGTTCACCCCGATTGCCGTAGAGTTCGTGCGCTGTGACGTGCTTGCGGCGTTAGAGCCGATTGCCACACACTGCGTCTGCTGGTTGCTATACCCCGCATTTCCTCCAATGGACACCGACCCACTCCCCTGACCGAAGACCGCAGAGGAGATACCGATGGTCACGGCATTGGCACCCTGATTCTGATCACCGCTTCCAAACCCAATAGCCACAGACCCATTCCCCTGCCTGTAAACTCCACTCAAGCAACCGACTGCAACCGCAAACGGGTTCTGACTCGTCTTGCCCGCATCCAGACCCAGAGCGACCGCCTGGGATCCCTGAAGACAGTCACCGGCACTCGTTCCGATGGCGACGGAACCGCTCCCCTGCGCACTCCTACCCGCTTCGAACCCAATAGAAGTGCTCTTTATGCCCTGACCCGATCCACCAGCCCCACCTCCGACCGCAACGGACTCCGAACCTTGGTTCAGTGTGCCAGCCGCAGCACCAATGGCGGTGGCGTTCCGCCTCTGACTGGTCTTTCCGGCAAAGTAGCCGATGGATGTGGAGTTAGCAGATTGCTGACATAACCCAGACTCGAAGCCAATAGCCACGCAATTCGCCTCCTGAACCGTCTTTCCTGCACTCGTTCCGATAGCGATGGACCGAACCCCCTGAGTATCACGCCCAGCGGACACACCGATCGCTGCAGATTCCGAACCCTGCTGGAAGTATCCAGAGAGAGTGCCGACTGCTATACTGTTGGCACCCTGATAGGAGTAAGCCGTCTGGAATCCCAGAGCCACAGCGTTTGCACCCTGGTTGATATACCCCGCAATAGACCCGAATGCCAGAGAGTACGATCCCTGGTTGCTAAATCCAGCGTCAAAGCCGATGGCTACAGCCTCGTTGCCCTGCCCACACTTGCCAGCTTGATTCCCGATCGCAATAGCAGACTCTCCCTGGTTCGACTCACCGCAATTGACACCCAGAGCAATGGATGAAGAGCCCTGGGTGCTACGACCCGCGTTGGTGCCGATCGCAATAGCAGACTGCTCCTGGTCGTTCCGGCCCGAATTGGTGCCGATGGCAACAGCCTGCGACCCCTGGTTACTGAACCCAGCCTGGAGACCCATTGCGAACGCATCAGGTTTCTGACTGAAATTGCCAGCCTCCACACCGATGGCGAACGCCTGCGACCCCTGTCCGGTTTCACCCGCTCGATATCCGATTGCAGCGGTGGAGACACCCTGAGCGGTGAAACCAGCCCGGACACCCACGGCGATACTCCTGCTCCCCTGCACGTCGTTACCAGCCTCCGCGCCGATCGCCACACTTTCATTCCCCTGATCGTTTTTTCCAGTTAGATACCCGATTGCGATGCAATTATCCCCCTGTATACTCTCACCCGCCTGAGCACCGATTGCTATCGCCCTGTTACCCTGTCCCGACCCGCCAGCCAAGTGTCCGATTGACACCAGATCTCCCGCACCCGACACGGGGTTGAACTGTACCGCCCGGTGACCCAGAATCACAGAGTTGGTGGGAGACCCAGCCGCCGAAAAGTGCCCCACGGCAACCGTGCGCACCCCCGGGGTGGCGGAGTATCCGACCGCCACGCAATCCTGATTGTCAAGCTGCGTGGACACCGCGGAGCCCACCTGAATCGTGCGGTTGCCAGAGGCGGCGAGGTTGTGCACCCTGACCCCAGCCGCATACATGAGGTTCGATGTGCCCAGGATGTACACGTTCCCGTCGCCCATCTCAGCGGTGTCCGCAAATCGAACGACGTTCGAACCCGTGGGAGCCGTGGAACCCACCGTCAACTTGACGCCCTGTGGAATCTGGACGTCCCCCCTCGAGGTGTCGAATTTCATGTAGTCGTCCCACGACACCGGGTTCGCGTTGGATAACGCGGGGTCCCTCAGACGCACTGACATGGTGTGACGCGTCTGGGACAGTTGGTTTCCTGTCAGGGCTCCGAAGACGGCGTTGGCGCTCGAAAACAGGTAGTTCCCACCCGAGTTTCCTTGGAGTTGGATGTTAGACGCGAGTTCGTTGGAGGACAAGTTGACCCCGTCGTGCCCGCTGATGACGAGCTCGCCGTTGAAGTGATTGATCGGCACACCGGCGTTGATGTCTAGATTGGAATTGATGTAGATATTTGACGACGAGACGTTGATGCTGTCTCCCACTCGGAAGGTGTTCCCGCCATCCACGAGGATCTCGGTGTTGGAGCGGGGGTACAGGACATCCACCTGTAGGTTATCATAAACAGACCCCGTGGAAGCCAGGGACACGCCGTTGTAGTAGACGAGCCCCCCGTAACACTGGAAACCCTCTGTCCCTGACACCGTCGGATTCGGAACGGTGTCCTGCTCTACGAGGACGAGGTTGGAGGAAACCACGACATTGCTACCGTCCACCAGAGGTGTTATGTTTCCCGTGGTGATGTACTGAAATTGGTTTGCTGATGTGCCAACTATGGAGCCATTGAAATAGAGTGATGTACCATCGCTTTCAAGGGCCGCTTGACCCACCTGATAATAGGTGGTTGTGGGTATGAACGATACACGTTCTAACCTGGCTGTCGTTCCGGTAGATGCCATTGTTATATTAATTAGAGAAAAGAACGCCACATAATCCACGATCAATCTTCAACACGTTGTAATTGACCGCAATCACGTGTATCCCGTTCCCGTGGTGTGAACCCGTCGAGAGCCCCTTTATGACCAGTTTGGCGTTGTCCATCCTAGAGAAGTTGCAACTACCCGTGGGCTTGTAGGAACTCGAGTTCATGCAGAAGTTGTAGCTGTAAAAGCGGGTGAAGAATGGGGTGTTCGTGACGGGGTCCATGTTTATCATACCCGTGGGAGTGTGGAAATACCCCTGGACGCTGTGGAAGTATGTAGGGGACATGTTTTCAAAGTACGGAGTCCCGTTCAAATACAAGTCAGCCTCAGTGAACGTCCAGAAGTCTCGAGACATGTCGCTGCTGCGGGCGGTTATTCCCCAGAACAGAGAGCGAACCGGGTGATTCAGGTGAGACAGGTCGATAGATGTGGAATCGGTGAAAAACTCCTGCACCTGGGTGATTATGAACTGCTTGGGGCCATCCACCAACGCCGCGCGCTCCTGTTCGTCCACAAACACGAAATTGCCATACAGTTTTGCGTTCATGGGATTCGAACGAGTGGTTATGACGAGTTCCACAGTGTGATACTGGAGTGCCACCAGAGGTATATTCTGCCAATTGTCGTTAAAGAAAAAATGGAACGGTTGAAAATTCTTGTTACTCGAAGACGTGGAGTTGTTTATCACACTCGCCTTCGTGTAGGTGTCCGACATATACACGGGCCACACATCCGTCAGGAAACTGCTCGACTGACGATCCACAACCTGACCACCTATGCGCAACTCCACCGTGCACCCGGAAAATTGACTGAACATGTCGTCCCCCTCGAGCCACATGTAAGTGAGCATGTCACCCTTGTTGGTAATCTCGATCGACCTTGTACTGTTTGCGGGGATAACGAGATCCGAGATCTTGTGTGGAATCTGTGAAAAGTTGGAGTGACGGGTGTATCTCATTCGGAAGAGCGAGGAGTCGGGGGACCCAGATATGAGGAACGAGTCCTGGATGCCTTTTGACACGAGATTGACGAGACCGCCAGACATCTGTCTGTTATAATGTAATCATACATTTTCCTGATGACGGAGTGTTCGCATTTTCCTCCTCTGCAGAGGATTCACCCGTGATGTTGTAGCCACCCTTGCGGTACACACGCGCCCTCTTGGCATACATCGCCCACAGAACCCCCCAGTGGTCACGGACGTCGTAGATCAGTGGATGACCCGCTCTGTCCCCACCCTCTCTCATCACCCTACCGATGCTCTGAACGATGTCAGACTTTGGGGTTGCCAATATGACCGTGTCAAGCGTAGGGATGTCCAGACCCTCGTGAGCCTGACTGAAGGTGGCGAAGATTATCCGCTTTCGGGAACTCTCCTCCAAGTCCACCTGCTTCATCCCACCCATGTAAAGTCCAGCCTCACTGGTGGAGAATCGGCTATGCAAGTCCTGGCAGTGAAGGCGTCGATCGGATAGAACCAAGATGTGGCGACGGGTCGTCAACAACTTGCGGATGATGCCTTCGATCACCTCGTTGCGCTGAGGCATCTCAACAACATCCGTAATCATCTGGGTCAGAGAAATCTTACCAGCCCTGTTCTGAGGTGGCAACTCCCGAAACGCCGGACAGTCGAAGTCGACGGGGATGACCTCCACACCCTTCTCAGGGGGACGCTCGATCGCAAAGAAGGTGGGACCCGCAAACCACTCCAGCACCTTCGTCAACCCGTCCTTTCGCACGGGGGTGGCAGAGAGACCAAACAGATGGCGGGGGCAGACCTTGAACATCGACTGGGAAAACACCTGCGCGCATATGTGATGTGCCTCGTCCACTATGACCGTCCCCACGGACTGGAAGTCTCGAGGGCTGTACTCCTTCTGAGATAGCGACTGGAGCATGGCGATGACAAAGTCGCACCCCTCAACCTCCTTGAGATCCCGCTGCACCCTACCGATCCGAGCACCTGGGCAGAACTGTGCGATTCTCTCGATCCACTGCTGAGCCAGAAACTCCTTGTGGACTATGACCATGGTTCGCCACCCCAGACGAGACGCTATCGCCAAAGATACCGTCGTCTTGCCATACCCACAGGGGAGCGAGAGGATACCGCTTCCCGCCTCCATGGCAGCCTTGAGAGCCTCATTCTGACGGGTGCTGTCCCGCAGTTTTCCCGTGAACCGGATGCTCGGATCCATCCTGCTGGGCTCGGGGCGGATGTCCTTTTCCGCCACCCCGATGGTCTGCTCGGCCCACCATCTGGGAACCACCATCTTCCCATCCTTCGCCGTGCGAAACACGTTGAACGACGGGACTGGACCCACGTGGTACTCCGAGTTGATGATCGGCTTGACCTTCAGAGCGATTTTGTGCTCTTGACTTGGCTCTGTAATATATCCGATACATGTCAACATCTTGTGAATATAAAGGCGTGAAACTTTATATCATAAACCAATGCCATCCATAAGCATCGCTGAAAATATCAATGGACTCAACAAGAATCTCCAACAGATTCGTCAGCAAACACGTGAAGCGGAGGCGGAGGCGTATAGGATCGAGGGGATGATCCGAGTGTTCAAGAGCATGCACGACGTGGGTATTCTGGAGATTCCCCTCCCAGAGTCTAAAACCTTAGAGAATATCAACGAAGAAGTTATAGACGATGCGTCCGCTATTTGTGAAATTGAGTCCAAGTAGGAGTGAAAAGGTGGACATATTCGCAGCTTGTAGCAACAGTGAGACACTTGTCTGCTGTTACAAGAACGTTGTTGAGTTGAATTGTACATACGGTTCTGAAATACACCAGATGATTCAGAGTGTTTTGGAAATTGCAGATGATAGAGACCAACCTGTGTGGTGGGTCAACCTTCTAGACTGACAAGCTTCCACGAGGTCCCACTGAAATCTGCCACGATCCAGGCTCCGCAAAAGTCAACCTCTATCTTGACCTTGTCGCCCTCTACCAACCCGCAAAGTGGCTTGTTGCCCGTTACTTTGCAGATGTGGTTTCGCCCCTTCCAGGGCACCTTGACACGGAGCACGTCACCCACCAATGGATTCTGGACTTTCGCCGTCACCAATGCGTCCTGAACAGATATGTGAGCCTCCTTGATGATACCTGCCGCCGCACGGCTCATCTTGAATTCCAAGTACTTCTTGTTGTTGTGGGTGTATAGGGGAGCCACCACCGTGGCGGTGGTGCTGAGGGACACCTTTTCCGTTGGGAGGGAACGAGTTCCACGCTTTTGCATGTTATACTACTGTCAACAAAGAGATTGTGAACAATATCAACGCAATCGTACTGCTCTTTACTGGCTCCAAGGGTCTTTCGCCGCACCACCTGATCGCGACTTCAGCCGCCGCCTCCACCGATGCGTACGGGGTATCACGGGGTGAGAGCATGCCCACCATGTGAACCTGCCGGTGATTGCTCTGGGTGGGAATGGAGTGAGATGTCCAGGCGGCGCTCGACATGTCCTGGGTGTCCTCGCACTCCCGCCAACCCAGGGGCTTGGGGATACCCAGAGTCTTCACACACTGCTCCATGGTCTTCCACTCCCCTTTGTAATCAGCCACGTGCAACGTCGTCGTCTCGCCTTCTCCTGGAACCCACGAAGGTATGAAAGCGTTGTTGGAACGCATCAGCGACTCTTGGGCAGATGGGAGTTTGAATCGCTTGGGGTATTTGAAGAGGAAGGAACGAGTGCCGTAGAGGACGTTGTCCACAGTGGAATCCCAGAACTTGTCCACATACTGGAGAGCCGCCGAGGGATCCAAGCAGAGCACCACCTTGTCGGCATCACCCAGCGTTACGGTGCGGTCTCCGCCGAACGTAACGTTGGGTGGCTCAACGTCCAGCAGCTCCGCACCCATGTGCAACTTGACACCCACCATTCGGAGGCGACGGGCGAGATCCTCACCCAACTTTCTCCCCTGGACACGCTCCGTCCACGCACCACTCAGGATGGTTCGGTTCATAGACTCTGCCAACTCCCACACAGTCATCTTATCTGCCCTGACACCGTCAACCGAAGTCGTCAATGCGTTGATAAAGGACATCCCCTTGGGACTCATCTTACTCTTCAGAGCGTCATCGAGGACGGTGGTCTTCGCCCAATCGTGATTCACCCCTGCGCACAGGAGGACTCCTACAGTAATCAAGTGATCGCGGAGCGTCAGAGACCTCGTCATCGCCACGATCGAATCGGGAACAACGTCTTTATCTGGTTTGTAGTATGTGTTATAGTCAAGCCCCATCTCACTCAGGAGATTGAACCAGTTCGGCTGACAGTCACGAAACAGAACACGTGCCGCGTGACGGTCAGCGTCCTCACTGTGATTCGGGGTCCACCACGAACCGCCGGGAAGATCGCGCTTCTCCCACAAATGAACTTTCTCACCCCGTTTTGCCATATACCACGCAACGGTAACACCGGAAGGACCGGCACCCACAATGTGCAACACCATCGTTATCTACTATATGCCGAGAACTTTTCTCTTTGCAGCCCACTCGTTCTGCTCCCCCTTGCTCTTGATGGGAGTCCCATCCCGCAGGTTGCGGATCTCGGGTCCCGTCAGGTGCATGGCGTCGACTCTGAAGTCCCTGAACGCATTGAAGCACATCGGGGCAAGGGGCGCCACCAAGTCGTAAATTGCCTGCGCATAGTCCCGAATCTCCATCTGGGCACCATCCTCCATACGGAGGTGTAGGAAGTGCATGAGGTTGTGCATATTCATCTGCCAGTAAAACTCCGTGTAGGTGCTCTGGGGAAGATGGCAGCGTGCCAACTCCCGGGAACACCCCTCAGCCAGCATGTCTCGGTAAACGTCAAAGGCGTCGTCCTTCACCTGAACCACACGAGAGGCGAGGCGTTCGGAAAGCGTGATGGGTCCAGATGACGCTTGACGGTTTACCTCATGCTGCCCTCGATAGGGGTCAGGTTCATAATACTCCTCGGGGACAATGGAGTATCGAGCGGACATCTCGTTGACACTGGCTGTGCGGTGTCGCATGTGCTGCCGAGCAACGAAGATGGGCATCTTGATATGAAACTTGAACACGATCATCTCGAAGGGGGTGGTGTGCCAGTGCCTCAGTAAATACCGGATTAGACCTTCGGTGTTCCTAGTCGTCGTGGTTCCATCTGCATAACTGACTCGTGCAGCTTGAACGACTGCGTCATCCAGGTTATCCTGAGGCATCCAGTCAACAAGATGGACAAACCCGTCATCGTGTACTTTCACTCGTTCCGGCATTACTGCTTCTATCTACTTGTAGTCGCAAACCTTTATCACCTGCTAAACATATTTGAGATGTATGGTTGGCAGGGAGGAATGGGGGATAAAGAAATAACACTAAAAACATAAATGGTCAACTATCAGGTGGGTAAAATTTACAAATTGACGACTTCCTGTGGGTTGTGCTATTACGGAAGCACTGTTCAACAATATCTCAGTGGTAGACTGGCACAACACAGACATCACTTCGAGCATGGGACGAGTGGAACAACCACACAAATCTTCCAAGCCGACCCAGATGCGAACATTCCCCTTGTTGAATCTTACCCCTGTAACAATGTAGATGAACTAAGGGCGAGAGAGCAGTTCTGGATAGACAATAATCCATGTGTCAACAAGAGAAAGGCATATGTGAGTGATTATGAAGAAAGAAGGAAATTCTACTATAACACTTGTTATGAAAAACACAAGACTGAAATATTACAGAAAACCGCTGAATACTATCAGGATCATAAGGAAGCCATGGATGCTTGGAAGAAAACGAAGACTGAGTGTGGTTGTGGAGGATGTTATACAAATAGCAACAAATCCAGACATTTTGGCACGAAGAGGCATCAGGCTTGGGTAGAGGAAGAGGCTCCTCCAGAGCCGACCACATGCTCGTGAAGTTCCTCGGGCGACGAGAAGTATCTCTTACAATCCTTCATGAACCGTCGATCCTTTTTGAGTTCCTCCATCGCGTTGTTTTTGACAAACCACGCCAGGTTGTTGATGCTGTATTTCGTATTCTTCTGATTCTCAGTGGGGGCGCGGGACACTATCTTATCCGGGACACCCCGGCGCTGTCGAGCCTCCACCACTCTCTGGGGGCGTGTGTATGACATGGCCTGCAGCACAGTGTCAGCCAAGTCGTCCTTCTTCTTGGAACCCTTCCACTTGTCGCACCACTTGCGGTTGATCTCGGGTCCGTTGTGAATGAATTCCGCACAGCGGTCTATGGCGGTCTTTTTGCGGAGGCGGTACATCGCCTTCCCCGCACCCACCACGTCGGGAACCTTGTGCCGCGCGTCCCACAGAAGGGTCTTGGCGGTGGGGGACTTGATGATAAAATACGCTTGCAGAAACAGCATGACCCCAATCATCTTGTCGGACTTCTTGGGTTGCCTCTCGATCAGAACCACGGGTGCGGTCAGTGTCCACGGACGGGCGTCCAGGTGATTCCGCAGGGTCACCTCGTTCCCGTCGGGGTGCTGGGAAGGAATCCCGTCCACATCCCATTCCAGGATCTCCTGATTTTCAGGATTGTAAAGACACATCGCCAAGTTAGTAGTGCCGACATCTATGCTTAGAATAGACATTTCTTAAAGATAAAGAGGTGGACATCTTTATCTTAAAGGATGAGTGCTTGTTGGTGGTGTTGCCACCAACCACATCGAGATATTCTTAAAATGCCAGTGTCCCACAATAAGCGAACGGATTCGTTCGTGCTCAAGGGGACCTTCTGTTCGTGGGAGTGCATGAAGGCTCATGTAGCCGAGAAATCGTCTGAGCATCAGCGGGGTGTCATAAACGGTAATATAATGCTTCTTCGCAGAAGGATGTATGGCAGGGGAATGATATCGTGCAAACCATCGGTTCACTTCTCCCAACTCAAAATGTTCGGGGGTCCCATGGACATTGACGAGTTCAGGAAGCACAACACGACGGATATGGGTCCAGTCAACCAAAACATACGGACTGAAAGCAAGCAGAATGACACTGTGCAGGTGATGCCCATACAAGCGTCCCAGAACGTCAATACGACAAACGGAAAGATGTGGGAGATCAATAGCGTGATGGTGAATAACCAGCCGCTGAGACTCCGGAGGGAAAAGCCGTTGCAGAGAGATCGGAATAATCTGGCGTCTATGCTGGGTTTGAAGAAGGCGGGGGGCTGAGAGGATGTCCACAATTTGCACAGATTGTGCAGCCTGGTTGATTAACCTTGGCACATTTGTGACATTCTGGGCGACGCACAAAAGTGGCAGGATTTTGGGCGTTGTAAATTACACCATTCTTTGCAAGTTCCTCAAGAGTTGGCATTCTACATGTATATCAACCCAAATCTTTAGGCGCTCATACAGGGACACATTTTCTTCGCCAGCTTGTTCCAGTCAACCATGATCAACCGCTCGATGAGATCGGGAACCATAGCCTTGAGGATGGCCTCCATGGGGGCGTCCTTCCCTGGAATGATATCCTCGATCAACTTGTTAGCCACCTGAATGGCAAGGGATGCCTTCTGCTCCTTCTTCAGCTTCGTCAGAGGGGTGACCATCTTCACCACCTCAATGATGATCTGACTAATGTTTTCGGGTCCCAACTTCTTGACGGAAAACATATCCCTGATGTCCTCCACCTGCTCCTCGATCTTCTTTATGTTAATCTTTCCCTTGTATTTTTCGAGGTTCATGGGAATGTAGGACGGTGCGATCTCGACATTCACTTGCGTGGGCTCAGCGGGTGCTGCCATGTATATTATGTATGTAGATAATAATGGAGACGAAACATCTACTTACCGTCGGAAAGTGAACCGTTTATCTTCTCCTTCAAGACCTCCAGAGCCGCCACAACCCCCGCATCCTCCGTGTATGTCACCTCGAGTGCGGTGATCCCGTTCAATGCATGCGACAACCCCTCGTCCACATCCTTCCATAAGTGCGGGTGGGTCCTGCGAATTTCCAGGGCGTTGTGGACGATGTTGCGGATATACGACATTGTGATGGTTCGATTATCCCCGTGAATCCACCGACTTAATGCAGCCCACACCCCCTGACTTTGACCTTCGATGTTGATCAGACCGTTGCGTATACAGACCTTCTGACCCTCCCTTATCATGCCAAGTATCTTGAGTCCCGTCAACACTTGATCAGTGTAAAGCGATTCGGTCATCACTTATTATATTGTAATACTATATGGCGACAACCTTAACGATCGAACGTCTCGCATTCGTCGCAACTCTGATAGGGTTAATAAGAATTGCGACGGTTGCGAGGAATGTAAATAGGACGAGGAACGTGGAAAGCTACAATCTCACATCGACGCTCATGGGACTGATAACCTCACTTATATGGCTGGTATATGACTACACCAAGAATCTCAAATTAGGCATGCTGACTGCGGGAGCCACCGTCTGCTTGGACACTTACATACTCCACCTGTTGCTTCAAGAGCGCAAGAATGACAAGAGGGGCTGAATGACATCCTCGGGCTTCTGACGGTTCATATCGAGCACCAAGACGTTGCTCTCATTAAGTAGCCAATCATCATGTCGTTCGTGCAACTGCTGGAGATACTCGATGGAGATGCCACCCTCTCCCGCACGAGCCCGCCCCTGAATTCGCTGATGGCACACATCAGGGTCAGCACGAAGATACACGAAACCCTGAGATGACTGGTCTGTCTTTGAAATAACCCAGTCAAACCAGTCTGTGTAATCGTCCCATTCCACGTTTGTAATGTTTCCAGATGTTCGCGCAACTTCTGCGAAGACCCGGCGATCTGTGAGGATGGAACGCTCGGCGACCGAGTCAGGAGCGAGGCTGTCGAGACCCCGCACCCTACTGCGAAAAGCAATGGACTGGAAGGTGTAGGCCCATCGCTGCGGGTCCTCGTAGAAGTTCTCGAGGACGTTTTTACCATCGGTGTTCCTGCACGACGTCCACGACTCCACTGGCTCCTGCATGGTCTTGATCCCGCATTCATCGAGAAGGCGGATGATGGTGCTCTTACCGACGCCGATGTTTCCCTCGATGAAGAAGGGCATCTGCTTCTCTGGGTACATATGGGCTCATACCTTTAGCCTCTCACAAATACATTCTGCATACCTTAGTACATTAGCCTCCGTGAATGACTTGAACTTTTCAACGTCAGTCAGCCTGGGCTTCCCTCCTATAGCACTAACAGTAGGCACGAATGACTCGTAAACATCCGACACAGGGAGGAACCCGCCCCCCACGGTTGCAGAAATACTTGGATTGTTTGCATACTTACCTCTGTGATAGACTTCGATTACCCTGTCACCCCTGCTCCGATTTGCTTCGGGGGGGGGATTGGCACTATGTTACCCAAGCCATCTAGCAATTTGCTGGTTTCTGTAGATTCGCAGATAGTTGATTTCGGAACTATATGTTCTCTGTCATACCTCACCTTGTGTTGGGTATTGGTTATGTACTTCTCCCCGAACGCACAGAAAGCCATGGAAAAGTAGATGGGACCATTGCCCTTGCTTGTCCACAGGGATAACTTGTTTTTTACAAGTTCTAGAAGGACGCTATCATCCAACAACGACCTATGATCTTGATCTGCAAGTTCAAAGATGGTATCAGGTTTTTTCAACATTTCTTGGATGCTGTGCAATATAGGACCTCCCCCACCCGTGAGAACAATACGCCTATCAAACTCGTCCCTGTATACCGTGTTCCCATACATTGTGAAAATGAGGAACAGTCGGTTGAAGTGGCAATCTGAGGGTTGCACCTTCTTCTTGAGCTTATTCACAACCCACATGAATAGGTACTTGATGCTTACATATGCCAAGTTCACCTGACTAGGTTTTGCCTTGCCGCGCGGTAAGCCTCCCCAAAACTTCACATATGCAGCCTCGACAAGTGTCTTGAAGGTATCGACGTACTTCAAAAACTGGATGCAGTTTTTGTGACTGAAAGACTCTTGGAACGGTCTGTCTCTATTGCTGTCGATTTCGAATACCAGTTTCCACAGGATCACAGCCAGGGTGTCGGAACACTTCTCAGCCGAGTAATTCTCTCTGCCGATCAAGTTCGCGGTGTATTTAAATCCATTCTTGGTGTCGGTGAGGAGATAGTTCAGTCCGTCCAATAGGTGAAACCCAGTGTACTTACCACCCTCCGCAAGAAACTCGCACGTCAACTCCTCCCCCCCCCGTCAGTTTCATCAAAGTGTCTCTTGGACGCATCCTTGCAGTGTTTCCACATGATGGACATCTCACTCTCATCAAGTTTCTCGTCACTAATCACCGCAGTTACCAAGAGGCCCTGTACATCTGACGCGGTGTCATAGCCCTCGCCTTCCTGTTTGTCTGTATGAACATTGAAGCCATCTTCTCGTCATCAAAGTTCCTGCACTTACCAATAATCACGTCGATATTGAAGAACGGAGTCTTGCCTTTCACCTTGAAGCATTTTTTGAAATCAACAAGATTGGACATCAACCTTTCCCTTACTTCTTGGATGATATCGGGATTCTCAAACCCCGTATTGGAATTTCTGAAATCGTCAGTCGAGAGGTCATAGACCTGTTCGAGTGTTCGCGCGCGTAGCCAACTTTTGAATGCGTCTGAATCTACGAGCTTCAAGTCCCTGCGTTCAGAGATTCCATTGTAGAGGACAGAGTCCACTAAATCTTCGAACATAGTGACTGGCATCCGCATGAACTTTTTTATAGCCTGCAGCCTGTTGTTTCCATCTGCTACGTGTAGTCTATTAGGCTCTTTGGGCTTCTCGTTCACCAAGAAGGAATTTGTTGAACTTCCCACGCGAAGTAAGAATTCTATAAATTCCTTCTTGTTAGGCTCGGAACCGCTGCTATCTGGATCACCCTTTGGGGTTTCCAACCAATATGCCGTTCGATTGAAGTGACACTTGGGTAAGTCGTACAGGAGGAATTTCTCGAGCGTCATGACGTGAGTCTCCACCACACTCTCGGCATCCTCGAGATTATTGGAGTTTGACCAGTCCATGTTGTATGCTTCTCTGGGTACATATGGGCTCACGAATTTAAAGTTGTGCGCCCACATATATCAAAACAGCATTCAGGATGCCATCATACGAGCCTCCGATCAACAGGCACTATACGCAGGCGAACACCTGTGACATCCCTGAGGAAGTCATGTGGAAGTTTGTCGGCAAGGAGGGCATCCGCCTCAAGCGAATAACCGCCTCTCTGAACCTCGACTATGTATTCTATCACGGAGGGGAGGGGAAAGGGTATGTCAGTATCCACGGGAGGTGGGGACCCATCGCAAACGGTGAGGCCGCCCGCAAAATCGAGGATATGGCTCGGCGCTTCCAAACGAAAATAATGTCCGAGAGTGCTTAGGTATCCCAAGTGCTAAGGGTATAACCGACCAGCAACAGCAACAGCAACAGTCATGGCATTCGTCAAGGATTTCGAGAACATCGGTGGACCGTGGACTGCGGCTAATGAGCCAGGTCGTCTCCGCCTCGCCGCCTCCAAGCGGGTGTTCCCCCGCCCACAGATGCCCATCGAGACTGGAACAGTCTCTAGGGTTCAAGACATCCTCAATCGCCGTCATATAACTCCCGAAGTCACGCCCTTCCGAAACACATACCCATCCCATATCCACCTCGATGTATATGAAAGTGATTACAAACGTATACACTGTGATGAGGTTGCGAAGCAGATGATGGAGAAAAACGCACTTGGGATGATAAACGTCCCACCCGTCGTCCACTCTGCGCCTAAATGGCAGCCCACCAAGGACAATTACAACCACCCGTCCATCCAGATGCTCCAGACGGAATATTACAGCAAGGGTATCACCCCGCCCATCGATGTCCGTTTGAACGCACACAAGGCTGCGGGATACCCCCAGTCGTATCTCCTCAAGATGCTCAAGAAGCACGAGGAGCGTATGGAGCGACAGCCAGAGGTGGATGCGTGGTTCGACCTTGTAATGGGACCCCATATCAAGAAGAAAGAGACTGTGTCCAAGCCTCGCACCCTGACTCAGATATTCAAGATCAAAGCCGTCAAGCCCATCAAGCCAGATGATGACGACGCAGATGTGGTGGATGAAGATGATGAGGAGTGAGTGAGTGTGTGCGCGTGTTTTTTAAAATTCACCGAGGTGATAAAAAGTGTATTGACAACCCCAAGTATTTCAAGTGCTAATGTTATATAACGATGAAGTACTCTTCCAACCTCGAAAACCTGATGAGCAACTGGCGCACTCGTAGCGTCCCTGGGTGGAAACCTGGGTGGAATGTCAACGACGCCGTTCGTTGTGTCCAATGCAAAGATACCACATGGTATGACGGTGATCATTTCATGTCCCGCTTCCAGCCATCTGGCAGGTATATCTGTCACCAATGCCGCCCCAAGTCGCGGGAAATGGTGGCTCTCTGCCAGTCGATACCTCACGATGTACTTCGGGTTTTCCTGGATCACCACCACCTCATGAGGTAACCGAGGTTACTTGGGCTAATTAATTTCACAACTTATGTTAATACCAGAATGTCTGCAGGCTCGATCTTGCTTGCCACGAGGGGAATTCAAGATGTGTCCCTCACACAAAACCCACAGGTCACCTGGTGGACCTCTATGTTCCACCGCCACACGAACTTCTCGCAGAATGTATACTCCCAACTGATCCACCCCGCACCCCAGAATAACTCAACCAGTATCATCACCCTTACACGTGAGGGGGATCTCGTGGATTACCTATTCCTGACGGTTCACGATGGTTCCACGAGTCTCAAGGAGGATTACAGCTCCCTGGTTCAGAAGGTGGAGCTGATGATTGGCGACACCGTTGTGGACGTTCAGGATGCCACCTTCACCTTTAACATCGCAGGTGCCACCGAGTCGAACACGATGTCCAAGTCCTTCATCGGTCTCAACGCAGCGCAACCAGTCTACATATATCCATTGAAGTTCTGGTTTTGTAGAGACTCGGGGACAGCCCTACCTCTAATGCTCCTGCAATACCACGACGTGCGCCTCAAGGTTCATTGGGGCCCCAGCGCCACCAACAGCAACCGGAAGTGGATGCTCCACGGACACTACTACCACCTGGATCAGCTAGAGCGCCAGAGGTTCCAGCAGGGTTCCCCTAACCACCTGATCACACAGGTACAGACAGCCATCCCCACCCACAACAAGATTCAGGAACTCGTCTTCAACCACCCCGTCAAGTACATCGCCAGCAGCAACACCACCACCAACGCACTCGTCTCCGAGACGAATCGCATCAAGTTCCAGATCAATGGCAGGGACATCGGACCATACATGCACCCCAGCCCGCACTACACCAGCGTCTCCTGCTACTACCACACCGGCAACAGCGTGACCAGCAGCGCCAGCAACGTCTTTATCAAGCCCTTCTGCCTCGACACCTGCCAGACGCAGCCAACTGGCACCCTCAACTTCTCCCGCCTCGATAAGTTCCTGATCCAGTCGGAGACTGACAACCTGACGGAAAACATCTACGCCGTCAACTACAATCTCCTCAAGATCCAGAACGGGATGGCGGGAGTTGTTTATGCCGCTTAGGTATACAATAAATGTCCCGAGACACCCAAGTATATAGAGAGGTAAGGGTATATACAATCACAACCTGCTATCAGCCAAAATGACTTACTTCGTTTTCGACACTGAAACCTCCGGTCTTCCCAAGTCCTATGCTCGGGTGACCCCCAAGAACATCGCCAACTTTGACGAGTGCCGGATGCTCTCTGTCGCCATAGTCCAGTATGACGACAACCATCAGGAGACTGGGTACTACTACAAACTCCTCAAGCACGGTGAGGGGCACCACATGGGAGCCACGCGCGTCCACGGCATCACCCAGGAACATCTGGATACCCAGGGCATCGCCTTCCAAGAGATCTATGACTACATGAAGTCCATCGGAGCCGCCCGCATCATGGGGCACAACTTGGACTTCGACATCAATATGATGCGTGCCGAGTGCGTCCGCTATCAGATGGACCCCGCCTTCCTCGATGAGATGGACCAGATCTGCACTCTCAAGTTGGCTCGGAACATCTATATGGGCACAGTCTCCTGCAAACTGGGAGAACTCCACCAGCGCCTCTTGGGCAAACCCCTCGAGGGGGCGCACGATGCTCTTGAGGACTGCCGTGGGTGCGCTCGCATCTTCCCCCTCCTCTTGAAGGACCCTCGTAAGTATGACCCGATCCCCACCAAGTATGTGGTCATCTCAGCCAGTAAGGTGGCTGCGGCGATCGGGAAACACCCCTATCAGAAGCGGGTGGAATACCTCGAGGAGCTGTGGAACAAGTATAGCCCTGACACCTTCACTGGCAAGACCAAGGAACAGTCAGAGCTGGAAGCCATCGGGCTTAGCCAGGTGGCGGAAGCCGTGGTGGCCCAGGTGGGGTGGGAGAAGCCTGAGACATCGGAGGATGTGGCTGTCCTCTGCGAGAGGGCTCGGGAGAGTTTGGAGGCGGATCGTGTCCTGACCCGTGCCCAGAAGGCGATGGTTATGAATCACGTCCGCCACAAGGTCTATACCACCCGTGGGACCCGCAAAGAGGTCGACACCGCTCAGCAGGACTCCAGCACCCTCTATGAGGACGAGAAGTTCTACAAGGAGACCATATGCGAGGTGGCAGGCACCAAGTATGTGGTGGTCGGTAGGATCGACCGCTACGAGGTGCTCCCCGACGGATCCTATAGGATGGTGGAAATCAAGAATCGCACCAAGTGCCTCTTCAAGTCCCCGCCCAAGTATGAGGTCATCCAGTGCCAGACTTACATGCATATGCTCGGGATCGAGGAGACCCGCCTCCTTCAGCAGTTCAACGATCAGCAACAGTCTGACTTCATGAAGAGGGATCGGGATATGTGGAACGATATCAACATCAATCTCGTTGAGTTCTGCAAGACCCTCCATAGCGCCATGGCAGCCTAGAAATCAGTGTAGTAGCTCGTCTCCCCAATCGTGTAAGCAATCTTAGACTTTGTGTGATACCTGACCGCCCGCTTCCCCGTCTTGTTGCAATCCCACCCCTGGACCCACGAAACGTTCAACGCCTCCACCAGCGCCCTTGCGTCCAGCCACGGATACACCCAGTCTTTAAGAAAGTCGTGCGCCGCTGGGTAATTTTCGCAGTGCGTCGTCTGCTCGTAGTACTTCTTGCTCTCCTCGGGGCTCAGGTGAACCTCGAAGAATTGGACCACCCTCCGATGCTTCTGCTTGTGAACGCTGATGTCCCCGCCCTGTGCAGGTTCACCGATGGGAACATTATCACGTCGCCGGGTTGGAACTCCACCCGATCTCCACCCATGTGGGTCACCGCGGGATCAAAGTAGAAGATGACCGTGTAGTCCAGCGCCAACCCGTGGGAACTCATTATGGGCTTCGAATCCCTGTGATAGGATTGACCATCCTTGTTGCTGTTGTCGCTGACCCGAGCGCTCCCCACATGCAGGAAATCCGTCTGGGTCAGGTGAGCCAGACGCTGCTTCAGGAGTGCGTCAAGTCCCCGGGGGTCCTTGTCGTAGTTTGCCCTGATCGCCTCAATCTCGCGAGGGGTGAACACACCTTTCCACACCTTGTAGTTGTTGTACTTGATACAGGAGAATACCACCTTCTTGATTATCACCAGAGCCACCAACATTGCCACCAACACCTGCCACTTATGAAACTTCATTAAAAAGTACCGACATTATATTGTAAAGGTCGGATGTCTTACGACCTTGACAACTACCTATGGACCCTGGGGGTTGGGGGAGTCTTTGCATTCTTCGCAGCATTCGGCATAGGTGCAAACGATGTCGCCAACGCCTACGCCACTGCGATCGGCAGCGGAGCCATGACCTTCCGAATGGCTGTAGCAAGCGCCGCAGTCTTTGAATTCTCGGGAGCCATCCTCATGGGAAGCCACGTCACCAAGACCATCCGCAAGGGCATAGCGGACCACGAGTGCTTCGAGGAGCAGCCGGAACTCCTGATGTACGGGTGCATGTGCGTCCTCGCAGCCGTTGGGATATGGCTCCTGACCGCATCCCGCCTCTCACTCCCCGTAAGCACCACCCACAGCACCATAGGTGGGATGATCGGGATGGCTCTGGTGGCAGGTGGTTCCGGGTGCGTCACCTGGGACGAGCCGACCGATGAGTTTCCCTATCGAAAGGGTGTCACGGCAATCGTAATATCCTGGCTGCTCTCACCTGTGCTCTCGGGCTTCTGCGCCTCCCTCCTGTTCTGGGTGGTCAGGGCGGTCCTCCGCACCCAGGAGTCCTTCCGAAACATGTGGAGGCTCTACCCGTTTCTGGTGGGTGCCACCATCACCATCAACACCTTCTTCATAATGTGGAAGGGTGCCAAGAACGCATCTGACGATATAGACTCCCTGAGCGTCGGGGAGGTGGTTGCCATATCCTTTGGGGTGGGTGGTGCTGCGAGCATCCTGACGCTCCCCGCCACCCGGTGGCTTCGCCAGAGGATTGAGGGGCGTGACGACTTGTCCGAGGTTGCCCACAAGTACCACCCAGATTCAGAGGACTTTCCCCAGAAGTCAGAGGAGGGACTCAAGTTCCTGCAGATCTTCACCTCCATGTGCGACTCCTTTGCCCACGGAGCCAATGACGTGGCGAACGCCATAGGACCCTTCGCAGCCATCTACATGACCTGGAGGGAGAAGGGGGTCAGCAAGTCCGTTGACCTGGGTGATGACGCCTACTGGATTCTCGCAATCGGCGGGGTCGGGATCGTCGCTGGTCTCGCCATATACGGGTACAACATCATCCACACCATAGGGACCAAGATTGCCAAGATCACCCCGAGCCGTGGGATATGCATAGAGCTGGGGTCAGCCATAGTGGTCATAACGGGGTCTCGCTACGGGTGGCCTCTCTCCACCACCCACTGCCAGGTGGGGGCAACCACAGCTGTGGCTCTCATGGAGGGTAGCAAGGGTCTGGACTGGAACATCCTCCTCAAGACCTGCGTGGGGTGGGTGGCGACCCTTGTCATAGTAGGGGGCATAACAGCACTCCTGTTCGCCCAGGGGATACACGCCCCCTGTGCTTAAGGTTTTGTAGACATACTTGTAAAAAGATGAACGATTACTACTCCGATCAGCCCCAACCCTCCCTCGAGGAGCGCGTCTCCGTGCTCATCCAGGGGGTCCAGCCCCGTCAGCGTATCGCACTCTCCATGAATATCCTAGAGGAACAAGCCATTCTGGCGTGTGAGGTTTCCAAGGAATACTCGTTCTATGGGTGGCGCATGTGCGGACGCGCAGAGGAGAGGTCTCGCTTCAATACTGCAGTTGACAACCTCATACTTAAGAATTAACTCTCATATATACAAAAGGCGATGGACCCCCCGCAGCCCCGCAAGAAGCGTGAGGCGGTTCTGAAGAAGAGGGACAAGGGGCATGTCTATAGCGCTCGACACGTCCGGACGACAATTTTTAAAAATCCCGAGCCTACAAAAAAAATGTCTCAGGGTAGTTAAGGCTTTGGGTCGCTAAGGGTATATACAAACGCACCATGGACACCATCTTCGGACGTGAGATCACTACCATCAACCTCGGTATCCTGACTAAACTATGCTCTGACTACAACCTCCCGTTTGACGAGGTTGTCGCCAAGTATCAGGACTTCGTCCCTGGACCCCATAAAAAACGCAAGGCTCCCAAGAAGCCGAAGCGTATCGAGCCCATCCACAACCACCGCCTCGGTGAGGAGGGTTCGGAGCCGTGCACCGCTTGTCTCATCAACGGAAACTGCCTGCTGCCAGACACTCGTAAAATATATGTAGAGTAATTATATATGATGAATTCAAAATCAGCTGTTCGCCCCCCTGACGCTATTAATAAAAAAAAATTTTACGAAAGTCCGTGGTTCATCGTGACTGCGATTGTGTTCGTAGTTGTGTTCCTCTTCTATATGATGCTTGACTCAGACGATGTTGGTGCAGGAAATCTAAGCAGTACGACTGTTAATTTTTGGCTAGAAAGTGAACTTCCGACAGAGGCAGAACAGTCCATTACCTTTGACGAATGGAATAAGAAGGCTACACAAAAACAAAAAGATAATGCGGCAAGGGCATTAGAAAAAGCTGAGGAAATCATGGGAACGGGCGGGGACATTAGTGTTCTAATCAATAAGCACACGAGTTATACCGGTCGGAAACCAGGTCCGGACCCGGATGAGAACGTGAATCATTCAATGACGTTTCTTGCGATAATCAATGGCAAGGTGTATAAGAAAAAATCCGGCACATCTGACGTGGAGAGAGCTCTGCGAGACCATGATGCTCGCAAGATTGAAAAGATGATGGAAAATGATGATATGCAGGATGAAATATCATCCTTCAAGGGTGCATCTTTCGAAGGAAATTCGGGTATCATCAAGTTGAATAGCGGGGAGTTTGTCAAGTTCAGTCATCGTGATAAAGTCGAATTGGTCAGCAACGAAGAAGAGGCAACGCGTGTCGGTGTCTTAAGTAACAGGCTTGTCCGAAATGAGGATGAGGATGAGGATGAGGGTGGTGTGTGCTTCCCGTTCCAAAAATCTGTTGACAAGAACAATAAAATTAAAACGACATCAGAACTCAACACCAAATCATTCAACCTCGAACGTCACCCGTGCCTCGATAGTAGAACGTTCAGTCATGATGTCAATATGAACGGGGATATCATTGAGGATATCGGGGGCATGTGTTTCGGTTATGGTTTAAGAGGCGACGGTGAATTTGAACTCGGTAGGATGAGTTGCAGATATGATAACCGCCCAGAGGCGAAGATCGTGAACCTGGATGCCACCGGATCTTCAAGCGCGAATAACGGCATGGGTGAGGAAGATGTTCCCTCAGATTAAAGACGAATGACGTATTGTAGGTAATGGAAGAGTGTCCTGTTTGCTATGAAAAGCAGGAAATGGATGTTCTACGGTGTGGTCACAAGTTGTGCGACACATGCCGTGAGAAGTGGTTCCAGACCTCTCCAACATGCCCAACGTGTAGAACCCCCGTGATAGATCCAGAGTTTATATGGAATGATTGTTGCCCCCCACAGGTCAGCCTTACCAGGGAACAGGAGCTAGAGGTGCGCTTCATAACCCTGGTGGCTGACCTTTTTCAGGCAGCTGCGTGATATAAAAGTGTCTGAGGCGACCCAAGTGTTTGAGGTGCTAAGGGTATAAAGCGACCAACCATGCAGTGCACCGCCATAACCAAGAAGGGATGCCAGTGCCGATACAAGTCCCGCCCAGGGCAGGAGATGTGCGGAGTTCACCTCCCAAAGCCAGACGTTGAGTGCCCCGTATGTTATGAGACCTTCCCAGGCAAGTCTCATAAGATAACGACCCTCAAGTGTGGACACAAGGTATGTGGCAGCTGCTGCATCCAATGGGGACGCCACAACAGCACCTGCCCCATGTGCCGTGCAGATGTCCTCCCCAAGCAGTGGCGGGAACCCCCAGCGAGCCCCCGCACCATCATCCGCAACCTCCTCGGTGATTTTGAACAGGTTGAGATGATGAATATGATGGAGTTTAATGACCAGGAGGAGCGTGATCAGTTCCTCGGGTTCATGCAGTGGGTGGCGTACCCCGAGACCCAACCAATGGAGTGGTGATCTCACCCGTTTTTAAAACCCCGCGTGTCCACAAAAAGTGTCTGTGGCACCCTAGGTATTCGGAGTGCTGTGGGTAAAAAAGAGATGTTCTACTATGGATCCATCTTCGTGACCCACACCGATGCCTCCAATCTGATCCAGGACTTCAACCGCAACCGGTGGGCTCCAGTTGACAACCTCCAAATCGATGTAGCACCCTACAGCGACACCGAGACCCGGGTGCGACTGGAGTTCGTATCGGACGACGACTTCCCCTTTGACCTCATCCACGCGCTGAACACAGTGAGCACCGTGGACTTCAGGTGGGCGGATGAGGGTCGTGGCATCTTCGGATTCTGGAGTGACGGGAAGGTTCTGGGACTGTCGGTGAATAACGACGATGAGGGGTACGACCCAGAGGGTGACATCCCCTGGCTCGAATGGGTCGACAGCCGCATAGAGTCAGCCTGTTGATCCCGTTTTTTAAAACCCCGTGGGCAGACAAAAAGTGTCTGTGTCATCCCAAGTATTCGGGGTGCTGTGGGTAAACACAATGGGCACCATCTACTGCCTTGCGACTGGGGGGTGGGGCACAGACTACACATTCTACTATTCCACTGCCCTCCGCTCGGTAGTTGCGGAGGTGTACGGCGGACCCGACCAGGAGTACTGGACTGAGGATCGAGATGTCTACAAACTTGACTTGAACGCTCGGGAGTACGAGATGCTCATGAACGGCACCATCACTCTGGAGGAGATCGAGGACTACGACAGTCAGTGGGAAGAAATCACATTCGAGGGGAACGAACTCAGCCTGTGCGATTTCAACCCCTGATCTCCTTTTTTAAAACACCGTGGGCGGACAAAAAATGTCCGTGTGTTCCCAAGTATCTGGAGTGCTTAGGGTATATAAGCAGAGCAATGGGTGTCGTATATCTGATTCAGCCTGCTGAACTTGTCGGAACCAAGAGATACAAGGTCGGGATGTCAGAGAAAGACGATCTATCCAGAATTACCAAAGGTTTCAAGAAGGGTACAAAGACATTATGCGTCTTGGAGGTGGATAACCCTCGTCTGGTTGAACAGAACTTGAAAGACTTTTTCACTGAAAAATATAAGTTGATTGCTGGGACTGAATATTTTGAGGGTGCAGAAAGCACTATGAAAACTGCCTTCCTCAAGATTTCAAGCGGTAAAGAGATGCCAAAGCCAAAGCCGAAGGCAAAGGCAAAGCCGAAGGCAAAAGAACTTCAGAAGTTTCGTATGGCTTATGACCCAGTGAGCAGATATAACATGTTTGGCGACTTCGTGGAGTGTGAAGATGGGTATGTAGGACAGATCCTATATGGATTTACTAATGGTGCTGCGACTAATATAATCGTCCGTGAGATTTAGCCTTAGAGTTTTGTAGCCATAGATGTGTAATAACAATGGATCAGCTATACAGAGAGTTCCTCAAGTCCAAAGGTCGCACCGATGCCACCTTCAAGTCCCACATGACCCTCGTGAAGAAGGCGGGTATGGAGAAAACCCTGTGGTCCATGACCCCCCTGGAACTGGACGCCCTCGCCAAGGTGGGGGTGGTCGCCAAGACCTACAAGGAGATGGTAGAGCAGTCACTAGTTGCACCGCAGGAGCCGGAGCCGGAATTGAAACCTTCGGTTTCACAACTGGATCTTGTTGAGTGGGGAAAGACACAACAGGATCTTGTCCGTCTGTTTGATGTGTTGTGGCTGGTGGAGAAGGGGTGGGCCCTCCCCGCAGCCACGGGGTGCCCCGTGACCCACCCAGAGTTGTGCAACCGTCTGATTCCCACAGAGGTCCCCGAGGGTCTGAAGGCTCACGTGGAGTCGCTGACTCGTGCTAAGAGTTAGCTAGTATCCATAGGACCCGCCGAATTCGGATTCGAACGCTGTCTCTTCACTCCCACCTTGGCGTTCTGGACCGCTTTGGCGTTCCGTGCCGCTTTGGCGCGGGTTCTCACTCCCACAAACGCATTCTGTGCCGCCTTGGCGTTCTTTGCCATCTGATTGTTCCGTGCCGTCTGGGCGCGAGTTTTCACTCCCACGATATTGTTGTTTTGATTTATCTTTTTCGCGTTGTTTCTTGTAACTGCGAGTGCTTCGGGGATCGTGTTGTTTTTCACTAGATTGGGTTTGGGTGTCGTTTTGTTGGGGCGTGTGTACCCCGTACATATACTATTCTTTCCACCAGACAATAGTTCTATAGCCGCAGTGTACAACGCACTTGTTGGCATCTCCAAAGCATATTTGAAATACTTCTTGAATGCTGTGACCTCATTTGTGGCGTTGAGCGTCTTCCATTTGGTCGAAAGATTTTGACTACTACTCACGAGGAATGGTCCGACGTTGTTCAACTTGTTGATGAACCTTGATGCCGAATATATGGAACTCTTGCGTCTGTCTTCCCCCACGTTATCTAAAACACCACTGATAAAGTCTCGCACAGGTACCACATTACTCTGACAGAGGTAGTACTTTAACAACTCTTTGGACTGGTCAACCATCTTCCTGTATGTCACGTAATGCGTTTTGTACTCCACGGCTAACGGGCAGTACATAAAGTACGTACCTTCCGACATGACCAAGACGGTCGAAGCACCCTTCATCACTCCTAGAATCATTGCCATGATGTCTCCAGTCAATAGGAATACGGGGCGCCCATTTTTTTTCATCTGCTCGGCATTTTGAATGACGTTCGCCTCCATCTGACCCATGTCACCATCCCTCTTTATGTCCAGGCATGCAGCTATGATCCCTGGGCGGATAGGGTTGTTATTCTTGACACTATCATGCACGGCGATCTGCATCAGGGTATCCATGGATGGACCCTTGAATTTGGTTCCCGTATCCATGACGTAGATGCGCCTAACGCCATTTCTGTTATTCGGATCATTCATTTGAACGAAACCTTCGGAATTCTCAATCTTGGGTTTCCCATTATTGGATGTCGCGCTCGTGGTGACGTACAGGTCTAATTCACTCGTCCTGTACAATATGAATGAGCCAGACTTACTCACTTCGAATTTTGTTCTGCTTGCTACTCCACTCTCGACATACTTTGTAATCTTGCGAAATTGCATCGACTGGCTAATGGGTGTCATCTTGATCGGACCCTTTCCCACGTAGTTCAAATACGGGAGGACAACGGTTGGAACCGTGACCTCCCCCTTATTATTGACCGATTGAGGTGGGATTGGAATTACGTTTTCTGTGGTGCTGGCTGAGTTTGTAAGTTGAGACCACCCCACCTCTCTCTGCTTAGTTACAGCCGACGTCAAGAATGACTTCCCCGCATTCTTGGAACCGCTAGCCAGCGTCATTCCCAGTAGGTGGTGGGTAACTGATGAAAATCCAGCGTCGACCGCAAATATCCGGGCTAATAAGAATTGTTGCAGTTCTGCGCGCCCCATCATTCTTACGGCGTACCCACCCCTCTCCCTGGCTATACTTTTGACGTTGTTCCCCTTGACTTGCTTAGGTGTGAGAAAGGTGTCATTTATATGCCCCATCATCCTCAGACGCGCCCCTTCTATAGTTGTCGCAGGGGGTGCCGCACTCTTCGCCTGCCCTTGGGCATCCTGTATCAGTCCGTACTTCTCTATGACTTTCACCATCTCACCACTCTTTGCGGGGTCCGCTGGGTCATAACCATACAGCCACATGAGAGCGTATATGGTTTTGAGAAATTTGAGGTCTAATCTTAAAGTTCCGAAGACTTTAGACCACCCTATCTTAAAATCCTTTTCTTCGAATAGCAAGTCGTCGTGTATGTCGTACCTACGATCCAGTAGATCGTGAGCAGAATCAATCATCATCATGAAATGAAGAACTAGTTTATAATCACCTGGGTTGTCGTAGAATTGTTCCGGGGTGAACAGGGGGGACTTGTTACTGTTAGTGTTCTTATTCCGAATCCAATCTTTCAGAATATACATATGATTTGTGTGTTTCTTGACGTCCATCTATAGTCCCCTAAGAAAAAATGTCCGAGGTGTCCCAAGTATATGGGGTGCTAAGGGTATATAACCAGCAACCAGTCCAAGTGTGAAGCACTTATCCTACTCATGGCTCCCATCCAGCCCTCCCACAAGCGCTACGGTGCCCTCGCCAAGGGCAAGACCAACCAGTCAGAGTTTGACTTCTGCGTCAACAACGGCATGGCACTCTCGACCTTCCTCCAGACCTTCACGGGATCCAAGCCCGAGGAGGTCCCCAAGTCTCCCCAGTACGACGTGGAGGCGGCTCAGGAGACACCCCGGGCACCCGCGAAGCGCAAGCGTTTCACCGAACCCTTCCACGGTGGGGTTGCCCTGATGAGCCTCCAGGAGAAGTTCGATGCCCTGGCTGACAAGGTCCTCCAGGAGACAGAGGAGGGCATCCGCAAGGATGCTGTGGTGGCAGAGATCGAAGATGATGTTCGCCGTGGGTGGTGGGGGTTCACCCTTCTGGGGCGTTAGGGCGCCGCGCGTTTTTTAAAACCTGAACCCCTCACAAAAAATGTCTGGCGGATCCCAAGCATCCCACTGGCTAAGGGTATATAACCAGCACTCATCCTATCCAATGTCTTCTCTCACCAAGTTCTCTCTTGTCTACAAGGACTGCCAGTCCGGTAAGACATGGGAGCAGTTTAAGTCCCTCCGCAAAGACTTCAACACCAACCGTCGCCTCTTCTACGTCCTGTTCACCGACAACTTCATACTCCAGTCAAGTCAGTTGAGCAGCCGCTACACCGAGGAATTCAAGGACCGCGCCAAGCCCATCCAGCTCAACAGCAACTACACGGGTGATCGCAACTCGTATGACTGGGATAACCGCGGGGTCTCCAACTACCTCGAGGTGAGTCAGATCTTGGACTACTCCGAGTCTCACCGGGACACTCTGGTGGTCCTGACTAACTCCACACGCACCAAGGAGGTCGATCCCAGGGATTTCCTCACTCATGTCAGGGTGTGGTCTCAGAAGCGCGGTTTTGAAGGAATTCAGATATGGATTGATGAGGTGGATAAGAACATCGGGATGTTCAAGGACCTCATACCCGCACTCGACACTTCACCCCATGTCGACAAGATTGTGGGTATGACCGGGACTGGTCTTCAGGAGGTGTTCAATAAGTTGAGGGTGGATGAATTGAATCTCCTCCCCGTCAAGCCACCTCGGCCCATCTTCCGTGGATTTGACAGTCACACCTACCACCACATAGCCTTCGACTCGTCCGAGGAAAACCTGAAGGCCATGAAGGGTGGTGGGCAGGACCTTTGCATGTCGTATGCTTACAAGGTCCTCTCTGAAATTGAGATACCCGAGAACTCCACGTGGTTTGTCCCAGCCTCCGTTACCACTGATAGTCATCGCAACATGATGATCCTTCTATTGGCTATGGGATTTGAAGTTGTGGTGGTGGTCAATGGTGAAGAAAAGTCGTTCTACTATCTGAGTTCTGAAGCGCCCGTCACGAACTTCGGGGAGCGCATGATTACGGATCCAGCATCTGTCTGTGCTGATATAATCCCACACCTTCGTAGGCAGGAGCTGTTCGACGACCCCCTGGGGTCTCTCGAGGAAGCTCTGGCCATTCGGGCCAGCCAGTATAACTGGGACTACATGAAGGTTGCCCTCACAGGAAACCGGTGTATCAACCGTGGTACCACTATCCAAACCGAACACTTTCACTTCACCGACGCCATCTTCCCACCCACCATGGTTTTTGCAAATGTAAGAGCGCAGCTGTCGGACATCAAGAAGGCGGATGACTACTACCAGTGGATGGCTAGGGCCAATGGGAACACGGGCGATTGGATGAGAGACAGGCGTCTCCAGGTGTGGTGTACCAAGGAGGCTCGCTCGTGGATCCAGAATTATGGTATCATCCCCCAGACCCTGGCTGTGAATACACCCGGTAAGCTGTCTGCGGAGACATACGGGCAACTCCTGGGAACCCTCGGCTGTCTGACTACTCAGGTGAGCCAGATGTGCACCCCAAAGATTGTGGAGGACCACAAACGCCAGGAGGCGCGTCGGGCTCGAACGGAGGAGCAGGCTAATATGTGGTTGTGGGCCAACATAGAACTCCTCGACCTGAAGGAGATGCCTGTGGAATCTACAAAGCAGGATATCGAACTGTCCATCAAGAGGGCGCTGAAGGCTCGTGGTGCTCCGCAGGATATATCTGATGAGGGGCGCTACAAATTGGAAGCGTATCATCGGAACGGGAAGAAGAAGGGTAAGCCGGCGGCCGGGCAGACCGAGACTCCCAATACAGCTTTCTTGGCCCGTCCCGAGATTCTTCCGTATGTGAAAAACCCAGACGCCAAGTTCTGGAGTTTCAACTCGGGGACTTGTATTGGGATTGGTGAGCCCATAATCAAGATGCAGAGCGACCAGACCTACAACCACGCAATGAACACCAACAGGGCTCGCATGGGTTCTCTGGAGAAGGAGCAGCGAATCAAGGAAGCCATAGAGAACAAACCAGAGACTATCGTAGCAGTCTACCCCACATACAAGATCCGTGATAGTCAGCTGGTCCTAGCCCCGGTTATCAGGGCTCTGTGGTCCAAGTCCCAGTCTAAGTAGCCCCTAGCGCCTGCGTGTTTTTTTAAAAACTCCGTGGTCATCAAAAAGTGTGTGAGCCATCTCAAGGTTCCCACCTGCTAAGGGTATATACCCACAGCAGTCCAGTCCAAGT